TCCGTGGATTGCTTTCAAGTCTTGAGCAAGTTCAACTGAGTAGTCAGCTCTTAAAGCACGACCTTTCGCTTCAACAGCGATCTTGTCTATGCTGAATGCCATCTCCATGAAGGCATTTGAAGTACTATCTCCTAGTCCTTCTAAGTCAGTTGTGCTGAACTTAGATGATGCTAAGTCATAGTTTGTGGAAGTTGTTCCACCACCAGATGCATCGTTAATAAGAGCAGGGTTCTTCTCAGTAGTAGCAGTTGGAGGTGTGCCACCTTTTGTACCTGAGAACTGAGCGTCTGGCTCATCGAAGAATGCTTCGTTACCTGTCTGGTTAACATATCTGGATCTCATTGCGAAGATCAATCCAGTAGGTCCTGACATAGGTTGTACACCTGCGATGTCATAAGCAATAAGCTTAGGCATAGCACGACGAATCAAACTAATAAGGATTGGATCGAAACCTGCAACAGCACCACTACCAGTAGTAGGGGTGTTAATAGGACCAACGTTTGTTGGTGCTTCTGTTAGAACTGCACGCTCTTCAGCTAGTGCACGCTCTTGGTTTTCCAAAAGTATAGCGGTTACCGACTTTCTATAAGGATCTTTGATTTCAGAAAGACCATCATGGTTAAGTACTGGTGCCCACTTCTCTTGGAGATTTTCTGCATTAAACATGCTAGATTACACTCCGATTGTGTTTTTGGGTTTACAGTAAGTTACAGTCTCTTAGCGAGTTGCTGAACATAAGAAGTCATGCTCTCGCTTACGACTTCACTTGGTGTAGCTGGTTGCTCATCGGAGATCTCTTCCTTTACTTCTGGTTTCTTAGCACCGAAGTAAGACTCCTTGATTTGCTCCAACTTCTCACGATACGACTCTTCGCTCTTGAATTCCACTGCCTCAGCTAAGGTGCTGAACTTATCTCTTTGAACTTCTACAAGTCCTCTTGATAGTTCTGTCAAAATCTCATTTTTACGATAACCACCTACGGCTTCATGTAATGCAATGTTCTTCTCGACTTGTTCATTAAGTCGGGTCTCCATGTCATCTAATTTCTCGCTCATATCAGCTACAACATCTAGAGCTTCGTCTGGAATGTTGATGTTGCTTTCAACGAACAATTTCTTTAATCCACCCATAAATGCTTCGGTGACTTCAGCACGAAGACCTTGCTCTATTGCAAGTTCGTTCTCAGTCATCCACTCTTCACAAGCATATGAGAGGAAATTCTCTACGCGATTAGCAAACTCATTCTTGATTCCTTCAAGTTCTTCGCTAATCCTGCTCTCTGCAGTTTCCTTAAGTTTGGCAACTTCCTTAGTTACCTTAGCAGATACTGCAGCTTCAAACACAGTAGTTGCTTTCTTTTGGAATTCTTCGTCTAGGTCAGCACCACTTAGAATTGCAGCGATGTCTTCCTTGACTTCATCTTCGGAGATTGTTTCTCCTTCTTTTTCTACATCATCAAAAATTTGACCACTTAGTGCACCAGGCATACTGGATGAAGCACCACTTGGTTTTGTCTTGATTGAGGAATCTCCTGTTGTTGCTACGGGAGCAGCAGCTTTTTTACCTACGTTCTCAGGACCTTCTGGTTTTTCTTTAGTAGAACCACCAACTTCAACAGCACTGTTTGACAGTGGTGAAGGTTGTGGGGGAACTGCACCTTTCTTAATAGCGGTATCGCCAGTTGCAGCATCTTCTTTTACTTCTTCAGGAGCCGCGTTTTCTGCGATCACCTTTTTGAATTTTTCATCAATACTTGACATTTACGTACTCCTTACGGATAAAATTAGATTGCGTTAAGATTTAATAATATTATTTATAAATCATAAACTTCTTAACAGAGAATTGAACGCGGCAATCTTTCTCTCTGCTATTTCTTGACTTGATGGAGCGTTGTCAAGCGACTGCTTAACTGCATCCACATGTGCCTCTTTAATCTTGCCATCGACTAAACACCATTCTATACCCTCGTATATACCCTCAACAAAAGCATCGGGTGCGGAAGGATCAGCAACAATATCTGCTGCTGTAGAAAGGATAAAATCGTCGGCAACGATTTGTGCGGTTCCTTCTCT